AAATGCTCGTCACATCATCTTCAATGTCAGACTCTGAATCTCCTGGGCCTTTATACTTTGTTGCAAATTGAAAATATGAATATGCACCCTTTTTCAAATTGATCATTCCGCGTGTCTCCTCTTCGAGTTCACGAACTGCACATCTCAATGGGTTGATCACCTCCCGACGTCTGCACCCACCTGTGACAAACGTCCACTCTTGATACCTCCGATCGTGGACAATGAGCATGTACTGCTTATTTCCAATCGTCGTCACAGGTATTGCAATACTTTTATGTCGCTCTCGCGTCTCCATTATTAACTACTATAGGCTCTGTAAAAAAATTGGCAGCTTTCCCGCTAGGTTGGTAGGTAATCACAAATAAAAGTCCCAATAAAAGAACCCATTTCCAAATTTGCATTTATATAATACAATTTAATTTACAGTTTGGCCGAGAGGCGTCTTATCCGTGGTTGGCGTTGCGCTAAATGTGTGGCTAAACGGATTCCCTTTCAGTACATTTGCAGCCAGATGCAGACGTTCTGAAGTATTCCGAGGATCTGGCTGTCCTTTAAATACATTGAGTGTGTTGTACTGCGGTGGAATGTAGCGAGACCCGCGTGATGCATCTGCAGGTCTCACGGGGAGTGCACCAGCCTCGAGACGAGTTTGCGTATTTGCGCCGACTGCGCCGACTGGGTCGGCACGAACATTCATCCGGGCCGGATTTGCAGCACGATCTGGATTGATGCGGTTTTTTGTCCATCGAGCAGGGTCCTTGTATGCGGAATTTTCGTACCCTTCGTAGACCATGTACTGCATAGGACCCATACTCAGACCGTCTGTGCGCATACCAGTCTCTTGGCGATTCGTCGTCCGGCGCGTCTTTTGGAAATCGGGGCGCTCCTCTGGGGCGGTGATTGAACCACCTTGGCCCTGGGCCCGGGTTGGCATCGATGGGTAATTCTGTGTCGTTTTTGACAGTTTTGCCGGGTGACTAATTTCACCAAGAATTGCAGACCCATTCTTCACAATTGGATTGGCGGGGCCTCCCCAGTTTCCGGGCAGATTTGTCAGTCGCTCTTCATTCACATTGTTTGGGTAAATGCGAAAAAACTGCTGAAAGCCTCCAGAGGCGGGAACATCTGGATCAAGTCCCAGACCACGACCGACATATACTTTATCTGCTGGGTTCACGTTGTTCATTTTATTTGTGACTGGCTCACGGCTTGCATCAGTCGTGTAGACTGGCTGTCCATACGGAAATTTGCTGTTTGAAGGCGTAATGTCACTCAAGTTTGGAACGACATCCTTTGGGGGGAGGCGAAAGTTTCCAGAAAATCCCCGGCCAGTGTTGGGTTCAGTGTTCAATGGATCAATCTGCTGGTCTTGTTGAGCAAATTTGTATTGGACGAGATCAAATTTATCAATTTGTACTGGGGGCGGGCCCGGCTGAGTTGCCTGGACCGCCTTTGAATCGCTAATCTTTTTCCCGGCAAAAACGAGTCCGACAACTGCAGCAAGAGCGAACGGGTCCATCTATTACTTGGGAAGAATTTATTTATCAGTTGGATACCGTTTGGCATATGACATCGATTGATACCGAGTGTATGTGCTCACTGGGTCCCACGTCATGAAACGATTGAATGGATTTTCAAGTTCCATGTGGGGAAAATCGTACGGCTTGTCAGCATAGTACTTGTTATTACGAGACGTGGTCTGTGACCGGAGCGCGTCATCAGTCATCACCATGACTTCGTAATTTGTGTTTTTCGGGCCGTAATAGATCCCCTCTTCGAGCATTATAAGCCCAGGTTGCAGAAGGCTACTTGGCATTTGGTATGAAGTGATATTTTTATTTGCCTGTTCCGTGGCCGCCGCCGTTTCCACCACGAAGCTGGACAGTTTCTGGGCCACGAGCATATGGTCCATCTGGATTGCAGGATTCTGGGTCGTCGCGACACGTTGAGCTGAATGGTTTTCCAAACGCCGCATATGCAAAGGCTGCTTGATCATTTGGCCAAGATGACGATGCAGTCGTGTAAAAGTTTCGTTCAGCGTCCCGCTTGCGTTCAAACGGATGAATGGACTCCCACTGTTGCTGAACCTCCTTCTTCATCGTGGGGTACCACGGTGCCTGCTGATTATAGGTTGGATCATCGCCGAGGAGATAATTCGCCATTGGATTATCCCGTGTTGGCATGCGTATCCCACTCAGGGGTGAATTGACAGTTGTACGAACGCCGTCTGGAATCATGTTCGATGAATAGAGTATATAAAGAGCTGTAAGACAAAGTATGCCGAGTGCTACGACTCGTGCATCACGACGGATAATGTACACGAGAACCATGGCGTATAAAATAAATCGAGTTGTTGCGAGCACACGTTCTTCCGCCGTCTGCTGCGATGTTGGCCAAAAGTCAAGCAGCTGATCTTTTTCAAAAATATCGCGTATGTCAATCATTCTATTGTATATGGAGAAAGTTTCTATGCGAGTGGACCCTTCTTAAGCAGGCTTGACATGAGTCCATTCATTGTATTCATAAGCGCCGACTCGTCGATGGTTCCATCCTCGCTGGTTGCATTCTCCTGCAACTGACTTGCGCACCGCTGCGCGACATTCTCAATCATGTTGAGGGTCTCGGCTGGGAGAGCAGTCAGTGTCGTACCGAGGATGTAGAGGGTCTGCAGGTACTGCCAGATGGCATTCTTTGTGTTTACGGACAGATCCGAATTCCACAGACGGGAAATGTCGAGATCATCGAGAAACCGGATCTCGGCGGCGTGCGTAGTAAAAAAGACTTCATCCTTCTGCATGAGGTGGCTTGCGTACGGAGATACGCTCTCCATAAACTCATTCATTGGACTTTTTGGACTCGCCTTGCGAAGGAGCGAAAAGGTATTCTGATACTTTACGAGTTTCTTCTCGGCTGGAAACGTGAGAACAAGCTCGTCCAGGAACTGCTGCATCATATCATTGAATGCATTCGTGGTGGTCGCCATTATGATAGTTTACAGTGTAATCTTTAATTAGTATGGAGTTCGCACGAGCGTTTCGTGATGTGCATTCCCCTGCTGAACAATGAAATACACGAGAAGCCCTACAAGGAACGCAGGCTTTGTGTATGCGGAATTTGGAAGTTTTTCATTATTCATCGATGATTTGATGTACACGTACCCGACAGTAACTCCGGCGGCAATGAGTGCCGCGTGCATTGGATCTCGACAATAGTCGTTCAACATCTATATTTACTTGAGGAAATCTTTTACGGCGCGTCATCAAACAGTGTTTCTTGGTGCACCTTGACCTCTTTCACCTCTGGCGGCGGTGCCGCAGCCGGTTCCTCTGGCGCCTCTGGCGCCTCTGGCGCCTCTGGAGGAGTCGCCTCTGGAGTCGCTTCGGGCGGCGTCACCTCTGGAACCGCCTCGGGGACCGTCTGCTCCTCCTCGAGTTCAGGCTCAACCGGACCAGCTGACATGTCCAGCTCTCCAGAAAAGTTTGGAATGTACGTATCGAGAATTTGCTGAACGGGGATGAAATCATCAACAACCTCTTTGATCAATTCACTGAAACGCTTCGCGAGTTTGAGGCGGCGTTCCTGATCGGACATTTTATCAGAAATGTCGTACGGGTCTTCGTACAGGCTCTTGGCCGCGGCAATGTAGCACGAATGCACAAAAACGTCATTCGATGGCAACTTGATATTAATCTTTTTGGATTCAGTTGAAATGCGAACCGCGGACATGATCTTGACGGAAATGACAAAAACAGCCGCGAGCAAATTGGGGAACATGGCACAGGACTTTATGATGGCATCCGTATGCTGTTTCGCCATGGTATTGTTCCAGTGCTGCACCTCCTGAAGAAGAACCTGATATTTCATGAGTGTTTTTTGTCCCCCTGAAATTTCAACAGCTTTCTTGTACAACTCGTAAAATGCATCAATCATTGTGGGTGTCATTGCATTGCACAACTTGATCATAAATTTTCGTTCGGCTTCGACCAGGATGGCTGTCGAATCCATTTAGTTTACTCCAATGTATTTTTATTTAATTGTTTCCGCAATTGGTCAACTGCTCAAGGACCTGAATCTTTTGGGCCAGCAGTGTGTTCACGACTTGTACGTTTGAATTGGCAATACGATTCTGAAGCATGTAGAGGCGCTCAAGTGCAGTGGAATACCCGGTCAAATCAGTCTTGTCCATCGTTGAGATGGTGTTTTGGAGCATGGCAATCTGTGTTTGGATCATCTGCTGCTGACGCGGATGAAGATTTCCATTCAACTGCTGCTGAATCTGAGTCAAGAGAACATTACTCGACATTTATATATTTAAATATAAAAATTCATGCAAAAAGGCGGCAAATCATACTGAAATGGTTTCAATTGTCGTAACTCGTCATCGGACAAGCGATATTGTTCGAGAACGAGTGAAACTCTTTCATCATATGTTCCGGTAAATGATGAAACGCCGTGTACTTTACTCCCATCGAAAGATATAATTGTATTTTCTTTTGGAACGTGGACATCATACCACCAAAGCCATTTCCGAAATCTCAATTCACCTCCGATCATATTCTTGGGCACTTTAATATACCACACATCTGTCTGAATAGATGTCTGATTTTCAATTCCGAAAAGCACAATGGTATTATCATAGTGATCTACAACTGGTTCTGAATCGGGTTGTACACACAATAAGTTTATAATGAATGCATTCATGTCAGTACGTCGTACTTTTTCAAAAAATGGATAAAAAATTTCCAATTCTTTTTTGAAAATTTCAACATCTTTAAAACATGCTACAATTCCAGTTTGACCGAGACTTAATTTATTTTTCGCGTAAAGGAGGTGAAAAGG